GATATCTTTTCCATCTACACTAAATCTAGCGCCTTGTAATCCAGCACTTGTTAAGTTATTTAGGAAATTATCCATTTTGATATTAGCACTTGTTCCTAGCCACATCCAGTAATCCTTTGGCGCTCTTGCACTGTTTAGTGCAGCAGTCAAAGTTTCCATAGTTGCTTGGATGTTAGTACCAGAGTTGGCATAAGGTGAACCTGAATTTAAGATTCCTCCTGCTTTTAACTCTTCTCTAAGACCATTTGTAGTCTGTACTGCATTTCCAGCAGCATCACTTAATGCACCAGAAGTAATTCCAGCAAATCCAAATGGAGATTTTTTACCAAACATTAATGAGTTAGAGATATCTCCTCTAAATCTTTGTAACGCTTCGTATGCTCCTTTGTACATGAAGTAAGGCTTACCTTTATACTCTACAGTTACTTTAGTTGCTTTTGCAACGTCAGAAATTCTGTAAGAATTTTTAAAGATTTGCACTCCATTTTCTTGCTTAGTCATACCATACTTGATAGCACTTGGAGATCCTGATCCTTCACCTTGAGCATTAGAAAATACTACTAAAGTAGAGTTAGCGTCATAGTCTGTAGCAACACCTGCACCATCAACTGGTACTAGAGTTACTGTATTCTGAGCCTGTGAAATTGCTTTTACTTGGTAGATATTTCCAGATGCACCCATTGCTAAGTCTCCTGGTCTTGCATTTCCTGCTCCTGTATTTGGAGCAATACTAATTCCTGATTGTGTTCCTGTTCCTGAACCTGCACCACTTGAGTGGATTGTGATTACATTATTTGAATACAATGCTTCATTTACAAAGGCGTGATATACAGGCTGACTAGTTGGTTTCATTTTACCAAGAGCCTGCATTACGTCTAAGAATGATTCTTCTTCATTCTGTATATCTAATACAGATGAAAGTATTTCTCTTCCTTGTACAAATGAATGATTTAGGAAGGATAACGAACTTATATATTCCGCACTTACTGACATAATTTTATTTATTTAAAAGGTTTTACTTAATTATTTTAACATTATTGCCTCCTCGCATAATCTCACCGATTATACCCTCAACCGCAGTCGCTGGTTCTTTATACTGTGGGCTACTCTTAGTAACCTTAGATGGGTTTTTAAGGTCTTTAACAACCTTTTCTTGTCCCAAACCAACACCATGCGATATCAAAGACTGGTTGTAAGTTTCTGGATCTAATGCATATGAAGCAACTTTATACCATTTATCGAAATCTATAGTACCTTTTTCATCTTGAAATAAAGCAAAAAACTTAGTCGAATCCAGTGCCATATCTTTCAATTGCTCTGGGTTTTCTATTTCATAAGAAAAAGATTGATCATTATAATCTACAAGGATTCTTTTATTCTCTAAAAGATCTCTTGTAACATTATTAGTGTTCACACTTTCAATAAATGCTGTTTGTTGTGCCTCAGCCTCACTATTATCCTCTGGCTTACTTTCAGGTTGTATGAAGTTTTTTTGTTCGTCAACAAGCGTCTTTCTAAGTTTATCGGCATCTGCTTTTAACAGTTCCTTACCTAGTTCAACTTCATCCTCATCAAACCTATCGGCATCTAGAGAATACTTATTAATTATATCTCTAAGATATAATCTTTCAATTGCCCTGTCTGATAGAGTTGGATTCTGACTTTTTAAATTATGTCTCATAATCTTTTCGTCAGTCATCTCTTCAAAGTTCAATGACGTAGCCTCTAAATATGGAGTCAATGACCCCGTTTTGTTATAAAATTCAACAGCATCTTTTATGAAGTCATCTTTGAAGGATGTTTTTTCTGAATCTCTCAGGCTCTTGTATTCTTCAAATAATTCTTCTATGGTACTAGAAGTACCGCCTGTCAAATCTTTAACAGCATTATCTATAGACTCTACTAATTTATCACGAGAATCGTCTTCTTGTAATTCTTCAGTATTGTCTACAGGTTGTTCTGTTTCTTCCGAAACAGTTTCAACTTCTTTATCCACCTCGGCTGGTTGTTCTTGAGTTTCCTCTACAACCTCCTCAGTGTTATTTTCTTTTACCTCTGTTTCTTCTTCAGGGGTATTCTCTACCTCTGTTTCTTCAACAGGTTTTTCTTCGAATACAGGTGTTGTTTCTCCTGATTCATCGACCTTTTTTAATTGACTAAGGTCAAAGTCTTTAAAATCATCCATGTCTATGTTTTGTTGGTTATGTAAACTTATAATTAGTTATAATAAATGTTTGTAAAATTTATGATCCTACAGCAGGTTGACTTGTTTGAGGCAATTCTTCCTGCATCATTTGCATACCTGCTTCTTTTGTAGGTAAGTTGTCATATGCCGAGGCTTCTAACTTTGTTCCTGCCTTCAACTCTTCTATCTGCAATTCATGCTCGTGTTTTGCTTTTTGTATTTCTAAATCTAACTGATGTTTTAGTTTTTCCATTTCTGCCTTCATTTGGAACTCCATTTGTATGGTTTGTTGCTTTGCTTGTTCCGCAGACTGTGCAGCCTGTTGTTGAATTTGACCATTCATTTGCTGTTGCTTCATTGACCTTTCTTCGGCTTCTTCTCTTTTCTTTTTTATTCTATAAGCAAGAACTTGTTGTGCTTGTTTAATATTATTTATATTTTCTATAAACACTGCATCTTCAAAATCAACTTGACCTTGTGCAACACTAGCCTGTAAAATTTGCATTAACCTTGCCCTTTGTTCATCACTAGGTCTATCTTCAATGGCTACCCCAAATTCATATTTAGAGACCGTTGGAGACATTTTAAAAAACTTCATTGATTTATTCCCTAAAGACCTGACATATCCTTCGATTGGCTTTTTCTTTATAGAATCTTGCAATCTTACTATTGTTGCAGCAGCAACTTTTTCTAACAAATGTCTTTCTCCTTGCTCTAAATGTGCTAAAGCATTTGATGTTGCTTGCGCAGCAAGTTTTGCAGTAGTAGTTAAACTTCTTGCGTCTGGTGTTGATCCATCTGTAAATTCATTAAGACCTGTTATTTGTCTAATCATTTCAATATTGTTTTGAATGATTTGATAATAACTTACAGCATCTCTACCTAAACCGTTTTCTAATTCTTCTATAGGTCTATAATTTGTTGGTCTTCCTCCAGCATCATTACGTCTATAAACTAATGTTCCTGTTTTATTAAATAAATCTAGAACATCCATTGGCTTCATTTGATTGCCTCCTGCTCCTAACGGAATATCTTCTAAAGCACCTAACTCAATCATAATACCTTTTGGCCTTGCTTGATTAATTGTGTTTTGAAGTCTATACCATGAGATTTGAATTTGATCTGCTATTGGTATAAGTTGTTCCATTATACCTAATGGTTTCATGTTATAAAAATCTGGAGAAAATAAATGAAAAGATAAGTCAGTGTCCATCAAATTTGATTTAACTCTTTTCATATCAGAGCATAAACCATAATTAAAACAATAATCAGAGTCTATAATCCAGGATATTTTATAAACTACCTTAAAACTTGATCTAACAAATTTGTTTTTCTTTTTATTAGAATCGTAGTACTTTGCTCTACCAAATTTCTTATTTCCTCGTCTATCTACTCTTGACTCGTGAACCATTTGGTTTACTGAGAAAAACTCTAACTCTAATACTTTAACCTTAGAATCATCATACTCTTTAAAGTGACCTCTATTAGAAGGATACATTTTTGCACTTCCTTTAGATCCTGAATACTTTTCAGCAATATCTTGATATTCTTTTTCGCTAAATTGTTCTCCTGCTCTTTGTTTTAAATCAGATATAGACATTTCAGTTACCTCACCTACATGCACTTTATCAGAAAAATCTCTTTTATTACAATGACTAACTAAAAGATTAGAAGGATTTACCTTTCTAATTTTTACAGCACCATTACTATCTATATATTCTTTATATCCAGAAACTCCATAATCAAACAAATCTTCTAAAACACCTTTTCTTTGTTCAGCCATTTGATTAGTTTGAAAAACCAAATTTATTCCTTGTTCCATTTCTATAGACGCATTGTGCTTATATGTGTAAGCCATATGTAAGTCTAGTTCTTCATCATTATCAGGCTCGTTTGCTTCTTGTTTTAAAGGGCTAAATGTTTCAATACCAGGAATTGTTTCTTTGGCAACATTCCTTAAATCCATTTTAGCCTTAGTCTTAGAATAATATTGTTCTGTTTCTGACTGGGCTAAAGAATCTATTGGAGTTGCAGAAATATTATATTCTGTTTTGCTTAGTTTACCTAATGCAATTCTTCTAAATTTTGGAACAATAGGAATTACAGACCAATCAATAGCCAGCCAAGTTTCATTTTCATTTTCACTTACATTAAGTAAACTTTTATATTTATTAATTGATTGTGATCCTTGGGCGTAGTCTTTTATCCTAACGTAATTACCTCTATTATTATGAAAAGATTGTGTGTTGTGGTTGTTATAGTCAGTCCACGCTGCTTTGGCATACGCTAAACACCATGATAAATTCTTTTCAGATGGATCTATCAGATGGTTAGGGTAGGCTGACTTGTTATTCTGTATAATCATCTTACTCTATATTTCTTAAATAAACTTTTGGCATCAATAGTTTTGTTTTTGGCCATTTCATTTTTATATAAAATATTCTTATCTGCAATAAGCGTATAACCAGCAGCCATAGCAGCATCAAACTTTGTTGTTTTAGATATATCAAATTCTAACCAATCTTTTAGTAGGCTTTTAAAATATACTTTATCTATATTAGTTTCTATATAATCCTCTGTCACCTCTGCTATTTGTTGATGTGTTTTTACAGATCCACTCATTCCAGGTTTATTAGACCCAGGTAGATACATCAAAAAACTAGCGTAACCTCTGTCTTCAAAATAATTTTTAATTCCTATTTTATTATCCTCGAATAAAACTTGACAAGAATAATAATGACAACACTTCAATACATCTTCATAAAATTGTCGTGCTGTACTTGGTCGGTAAATGTATTGAACAATAAATGAACTATCGTAAAAATTTGCTATTGGATTCTGCTTTTGATATACATAGAATGCGCCATCAGATCTTCTTTGGTCTACAGTACTATCATGATCATAAGGGTCACAACCCATAACGTACTCGACTTTTCTTGTTGGGTAAACATTATTTGATCTTTTTATTACTCTATTTGCATCGTCTTTATTATCAAATATATATGCCACTTTAAATCTTCCATTAGCCATAGGTTTAAAATCTACATAACCTGTATCCCTGTCACCAACCCATTCAAAGTTACCTCTAGTATATGCATTGTCAACCCATGATAATCTATCTATTCTGTCATTTAGTTTCATAGAGTTAAATAAAGAACGCTCTCCATCTATTCTAAATGCTTCTTGTATAGTGAACGGATTCCTGCGAATAATATTAGACAAGGCTCTGTCATCACCAGCAAGAGATTTACGGTCATCCAAATAATATTGTTTAGCACGATCTTCATCAGCGATACCGTACTTATCAAAGAAAAGGGTTTTGTAAGAAGGTGTAAAAAATCTATATAACCCACTGGCGGTCCTGCCATGTATGTTTTTACTTTCTTGATCGCTTGCGTCCCAAAGTCTTTTAAAAGACTCTCCACCTGATTCCATTTCCTCCACAGTGGTTGTATAAAGTAATTTTCCAATATATTGTCCATCCAATTCTGAACAGAATCTAACAACATTGTGCCTTTCCCAGACATCCACTTCCATAGTTTTTCCAACCTCGTCACCAAGGTATCTGTGTAATTTTGTTCCATCATATGCATATTTATCTGAACTTTTCCAGTCAATCTGACTTTCTAGTTCTGGTTTACCTAAGTCCTCTAAAGACTTACTTCCTCTTTTTGTTGTTCTATAAAATCTTAATTCTGATGTTGGGGTGACCCCTTTTGATTGATCGTATACAGGTCTAAAAAAATCTGGTAACTTTTTAAAAGGACCAACTATGTTTTTTTGGAATACATTATTTTTTGCATCCATTGCTGTTTTAGATTGTATCCCTCCATTTTTATTTTTAGATCTAGATATTAAGTCATACATAAACACACCTGCTCTAACTGTTTTTCCCTGTCTACGTTTAGTTAACTCTATCATTCCTAGACAGTTAGGATTGTCAACACATGCTTGTAAAAAATAAAAATAATCTTGATCTGTTTTTCTAAAACTAGGATACCCTATATCAATCTTCCACCAGTTTAAAAACAAATAATGCATACCTGTTAAGTAGGTAGCAACACCGTTGTTCATAAACCAAACTCCATTTAATCTTCTATCCCATTCCTGTGATCTAAAGTTTTCTAACTCTACATCAAAATAATCTTTATCTTCTGCCTGTCTTACTAACTCTTCTTTTCGCTTATAGTTATAACCTTCAGGGAGTGTAGTCCTAATCCAAACCTGGTCTTCTTTTTTTGAAGAACTTGTTATAATAGGACGCTTCTCAATTTTTTTTGTAATTACATTATATACTTTTCCTTTTGGCGGTAATTCAAACTCTACACCTTGTATATCTACTTTCATAAATTAGCAATGAATTCTGGAGTTAATCTTTTATCTGCTTTTATTACTTTGAGTAACTCTTGATCCTCTCCATATAGTTTCATATAGTATGAATCTAACCTATCATTGATTGTATTCAAGTCATCCATTATCTTAGACTTTATTTGTAAAGCCTGTAAAATATCCTTATCTCGGTCACCCTCAACTGGACTCAATAATTTAGTTTGATACTCAAAAAAAGTTTGTTCGTTAGAAACAATCATAGACCATATTCTGTTATTTTGTTTTCTTAAAAACTCATCTACCATATCTACTAATTGGTCTGACAAAAAGAAAAAC